TATGTTGCTTATGCTGCTGCTCGTGATGTGCGTGATGCTGCTTATGATGCTTATAAAGCTGAACTGAAGAAGGAGAGCACAAATGACTAAATTAGAAGGTGCTCGTAAAGCACAATTACTAGATAAAGTATGACTGACCATATGTGGAAACCAGTAGAAGAAGTTCCTGATGGTTGCTCCAAAATTGAAGTGATGTTTGAGGATAACTCCATAGGTCACTGGTGCTCATGCGATTATCATTGGGCTGTTGCTTTAAAACAAAAGTTGCCCATATATTATAGAATGGATATAGAGGATATGGACGAATGAGCCATAGAATTGAAGCCGCTACAAAAGAAGAGTGGGCTGAAAGAGCATTATCTGGTGAGAAGAAGTTAGCTGACTTGAAAGATAGTATTAAAGAGTTGTTTAGTCTCCTTGATGCTACTGAAGAAACGGATGAAGGTCGGGCACACCGTCCAGTTCAAATAGTTTGTGTCCGTAGTGATATGTTGATGAAACTTGAGAACGTCTTGGCTACATTGAAAAGCACGTTAGGGGATAAAAAATGAAGTTTATTCAACACCAAGATAATGGAACAAAGATTGAAATAGAAATCGACAATCATGCATCACTTGATGATGTGCTTGAAGAGTTTCAAAACTTTCTTCGTGCTTGTGGATACACAATTGAATATAATCAAGTGTTAACGATACAGGATATGGACGAATGAAAGTTAAAATTGGCGGATATCCAAACTATTACTATTGGTTAGATAAGTTTTTTGGTTGGAATCCTAAACAAAAAATAAGCGTTCGTATTGATGAGCACGACACTTGGAGCATGGATAATACCCTTGCTCATATTATCCTACCTATGCTGGTGCAGTTGAAAGATACCAAGCACGGTGCTCCAAATGTAGACGCCGCCGATGTACCTAAAGAACTTCGTGCTACTAAAAAACAACTGGCCGCATATAGTAAAACAGGCGAGACTGATGACAACTATTTCAAGCGTTGGGATTGGGTATTAGACGAAATGATTTGGGCGTTTGAACAGAAAGTAAAAGATGATTGGGAAAGCGATTATTACAAGTTGGAAGAAGGAGCTGGTGATGGGTTTCCTGGTGGTTTTAAACTAGTATGGGAGGATCGTGAAGGTTGCAAAGCGCATCAACTAAGAATGACCAACGGTTTTAAACTGTTTGGCAAATTTTACGAAAATTTATGGGATTGATGTAATGAGTAAAATTCAAGCCAAACTAAATGTTATTATGGATGAAATCCAAGCTTTAATGGAAACCGGCCCAAGGGCACATCTTGAAGACGGATCTAATATTCACAAGCTTATGAGTTCTGCAGGATTATATTTTGCTCATATGAATGACGAAAATAAAGATTATTATCAGGCTATTCAATATGCCATAGAAGAAGAAATGGAGTGGAAACTATGACGGACGGACCTTTTAAAAACGCATTTGACGCCGACACTACCGGTGTTGTTCGTAGAGAAATTGTAACATATCGTATGCGTGATGGCACGATGGTTAAAGAACAAGCATGTCGTGATTATTATCAGAGCGGTGATTATCACGACTCGCAAACAACTGCTCCATTGGTGGTACGATAAAATGGCTATATTACCCCAAGGTAGAAAACCGTTAACCGAAACAGATTTGTTAAAAATGATACCTCGCAGTAATATTTATTGTACAGAAGAAATCATTAAAGAAGACACCGAAATGTTAGCTTGGCTCCGACTTGCAGCCGAAGATAGCGAAATCGTTACACGAATTGCAGATAGATTTGAATCGCTTGCAAATACAGCTCATAACCGTAAACATTGGACAGGACACGAATGATGGAAAAAGAATATGTTGTTATAACTACAATTTCAACTCACAAATCACGGTTTGTTATTCGTAAAGATGAATTGCAAAAAATGAACACTGATATTACTCTTACAGACGAATCTGCTTTTGAATGGGCAGGAGACTCTGTTTTGTCTAATGAAATTAAAGAATTTTCTCAAGAATGGCTGGGAGACAGTTTTATTGACGCTGATATTAAAACTAAAGAAGAAATTTTACAATTGTTTGACCGTGAAAATGATTACCTGAAAAACTGGTCGCACGAGCAAAAAATGAATTGGATAAACAATTGGAGAGAAACTGATGTCTAAAATAGCAGTGACCATATATGGAAAAGATAATTGCCATTGGTGTAAAGAAGCAAAATCTTTAGCTGAAAGGTATTCTCTTAAGTACGAATATAAAAATATAGGCACGGTAGAAAATAGAAACGAAATGTTTGAATTAGCTCCTGATGCTAAAACTGTGCCTCAAGTATTTTGGAATAATCAGTACGTAGGTGGATATAATGAATTTGCTTCTGAAATCGAAAATACGCTAGGTAGCAATTTTGGACAAGAACTTTTTTAAATTATCATTTAGCTATTGACATTTGCCTAATAATAGTTTAGATTGATTCTATAAACAAAAGGAATCAATATGACATATGCAATCGAACTTGACATTTCCCACGAACCTTCTCATTCGGAAGTTGTTCAATTCGCGGGTGACCATGGCTGCACAACTAAACTTCTGATGGAAAATGGTCCTGCAGGCGGCAATCCTCTTTATGAATTCTCATCTGATAACTATGATAACATCCGAGGATTTCTTGAACGAGTTATAGGTTATGGTCATGGATTTGATGAAGAAGAACTTAAAACTATGATCGTAGAGGTATAAATTATGATTGACTATATTGAATTTGCAAAACGTCTTCGCAGCTTAGCAAGACGTGCTGATAATTTTGGAAAAAACCGCCAAGACGTTCTTTGGGAAATTATTGCAATTGCTGAAGACTATGAAGAAAAAGTAGATCGCCTTGAAATGGAAATGATTATCCAAGCTCAACGTGATGCAGTAGAAGCATCTTAGTATGAGTATGCATATGATACGTGGCGTACAAGTTCACGGAAAATGTAAAAAGAAACTAACTCCTAAAGATCGGCTAGCCGCTGTTGAGCATGAAAAGTGGCTTAAGTCTATGGGTGTTGGCAAGACAAAAGCTCAGAATACGAATACTATTCCAGATTATAGTACAGGACCGAGAATGACTTCTGATAAAATTGCAGGTCATGGTCGTGCTAAAGAGCGCAATGTATATAGTGGTGAACGACAACTGCTCGGCATCGCAACAATGCATAAAAGCAACATGGTACCAATCTTTGCCGATAAAAAAGAAGATGCTAAAGATATTGCAGAAATGCGGAGAAATTAAATGAAGCTCACTACTAATATGATTATAGATGATGAGTATATTATGTTTGGAAACAGAATTACACGCTTTGAGGTTATTGATAATAACGGCCGCTCTTATACAAAAAATGAAATAAAGGAAATAAAGTTTCAATTACAAGATGATGGTCAAACACTAAAAGCTTTCGTTCATTATAATAAAGAAGAAGAAATATGTATTGATTAATAATTTAATCTAGGCAGGCTGAATAAATAACTCTATCAAAGGAGTTATATTATGTGGCATTACAAAGATAAAGAATTTACTTCAGAAATGATTGGGGATTATATCGGTTTTGTTTACATAATCACTGACGTTTCAAACGATAAGAAATATATCGGAAAAAAAATCTTTAAATCAAAAAGAAGACTTAAACCGCTTAAGGGTAAAACCCGCAGGCGGACTAAAATTGTTGAATCTGATTGGATGAAATACTATGGCTCATCAGAAACAGTTCAATTGATATTAGAAGAAAAGGGAGTAAATAACTTTCATAGAGAAATAATTCATCTCTGTGATAAGAAAGGAGAAATGGGATACCTCGAGCTTTATGAACAAATTACTCGTCACGCATTATTAGATGACTCATATTACAATGGTATATGCCAAGCTAAAATACATAGAAGCCATGTTAAGGGATTAAAATGGCTTATGAGTGATACTAATAGTTGACATTTATATTCAATTGTGTTATATTAGAAATATAGAATCAAACATGCCGGAGAAAAGCAAATGATTATTAAAAGAAAAAGTGTTATTAGTGGAACTGTTCGTTCATTGGATATTCCTGTTAATCCTGACGATTATGCTACATGGAAATCTGGCCTTGAAAGTATTCAAAAAGCTATGCCTTATCTTAATGATGCTGATCGCGAGTTTATTCTCTCTGGCATTACAAGTAGTGAATGGGACAGTGCTTTTTCTGAAACGATTGAAGATATTATTTCTGATACAGTATTAAGCAGAAAGCTTTCGGTTTGATTGTATTATTTAACGGACCTCCTAGGTCAGGAAAAGATGAGGCTGCTGACTATTTTAAACAAAAAGGGTTTAAACACCTTTCTTTTAAGTACCAGCTATACAGAGAAACATGTAACTATTTCAAATGTGACTATGAATGGTTTATAGAACGATATGACAATCGCAGCTTAAAAGAAGTTCCTCATGTTGATCTTGGCCATATGTCTTGTCGTGAAGCAATGATATACGTATCAGAAAAAGTTATTAAACCAAAACATGGTTTAGATTTTTTTGGAAAACAAGTTGCAAATGAAATTAACTTATCAAAAGATTATTGTATTTCAGACGGTGGCTTTATTGATGAACTCATTCCGGTTATAAATAGAATTGGTTCCGATAATTTTGTTTTGGTACAACTTACTAGAGACGGTTGCGATTATTCTTCAGATTCAAGAAGATATTTTGACGGTGAATTAATTCACCAATATATAAATTCGCACGAAACACCAATTCAAAAAAAATATGTTTTACCTCATAAATTTAATGTAAAAACATATAGAATTCATAATAACGGCGCGCTCGGAGCCTTTCACAATGTATTAAAAGATATTTACGCAAAGGAATGTCATGAGCGAGCATCAAGAGCAAAAGAAAACTGTCAAGTCTAAAATATTTTGCGAAAATCCGTATGATCTAGAAACCTTTTTCCAATCGCTGGAAATTGCTGCACACGCAAACAAAGAACTTTTTTTTATGGATAAATTCGTATCTTATGTGCGTCTAGACCCATTAGTTGATACTACAGAAATAAGTTATAAAATATTACAAGATTTAGATCTTATAAACATAGAAATTTAAATTCAAGGAAATTATATTATGTACGATAGAAATGAAATTGCCGAGTCTTTGAAGAACGGTCGTTGTAAAATTGTCTTTACGAAAGTAAATGGCGATGAACGTGTAATGAATTGCACACTTCACGAGTCTCTACTCCCAGAGCAGATTGACATAGAAGAACATATTCAAAAGAAAAAACCAAACCAAGACGTTCTTGCAGTTTGGGATATTGATGCCACTGGCTGGCGGTCGTTTCGTTGGGATTCAATTAAAGATTTTACAGTCGATTCTGTTCTATGAGTTGTGTCTATAAAGGAAAGGTAATAGAAACAGATTTATCTAAAAACTCCAAAGGCGGCACTGAAATGATGCGCAATCGTCTTGTTGAAAACGTAGATAAAACTTTACTTAAAAAATATGCTGTTCATTTGTCAAGACCTCGAGAATTGTATGGTGATGTAAAAAACATTTTTTATTGTCACGATCTTGCTTTAGATCCTGAGAACAAAATTCTTAAAGACAATGGCTGGGAAAAATTCGATCATTTTGTGTTCGTTTCATATTGGCAAAGAGATCAATATATTTTAATCTATGGAATTCCCTACTCTAAATGTACAGTTATTCAAAACGCTATTGAATTAGAATATTCGCCGATTGAAAAGCAAACAGGCCAAATTCGTTTAATATATCACACGACTCCACATAGAGGCCTCGAACTTGTATATCCAATTGTTGACGCGTTATCAAAACAATATGACAATATTCATTTAGACGTGTATTCTTCTTTTTCAATATACGGTTGGAAGCAAAGAGATAAACCTTTTAAAGAACTTTTCAATAAAATTAAAAATCATAGTCATATGACATATCATGGCTCTGTTAATAACAATGTTATTCTTGATGCGTTGAAGAAAAGCCATATATTTTTATTTCCATCTATTTGGCAAGAAACGTCATGCATTGCTATGATAGAGGCCATCCGCTCTGGGGTTCTAGTAATTCATCCTAGTTACGGTGCTCTTCAAGAAACTGCTGTCGATGCAACTGTGATGTACGAATATACTGAAATTGCAAATGATAACGCGAATATGGCTTTTTCCGTAGTTAAAAATTTATTAGAAGCTCAAAAGATTGAACCAAATTTGTTTAATAATATGACTTCGTCTGAGCGATTTGCCCTTCCTAAAAATAGTATAAATAATTTTACTAACTCTTGGAATAACTTATTGAGGCATTTATAAAATGGGTGAACTTATTACCTTTCCGAAAATGAAATTAGATACTCCACCGCAATCCGCTGATGAATTAGCAGAAAAGCTAGCTGACTACAGAACCAGCTTTTCAACAGATGTTGCTGAACAAATGTGGAATCTAGTTCTTATCGAAATGGTAAGGTCCGGGTGTAAATTTGATGATAACATGGAAGAGTATTTTCCTTCAATTATACTTTTGTTGGAAGCAATCAAATCACTACACCTACAAACTAACGAAATTCATCATACACTACAAGATTTTGCAAAAGATTTTGTTATTGAAGAAGATATCAATGAAGAATCTATTGACATTAATGATCTTTTAGATTAATATAGATCTGTAACACACAGATATGAAAGAAACAATATAACATGGCTATTTTAATTGACTTTAACCAAGTAATGCTAGCATCCTTATTCGCTAGCATTGGAAACCACCACAACATTGATGTTGACGAAAACCTTTTACGTCACATGTTCCTCAACTCTATTCGATCAAATCGAAAAAAGTTCCACGAAGAATTTGGCGAAATTGTAATTTGCGCTGACGGCCAAAAATCATGGCGGCGTGAGTCATATCCATACTACAAAGCAGCACGTAAAAAAACTCGTGATGAATCTGAATTGGATTGGAACCATTTGTTTAGTATCATAAACAATATTCGCTCTGAACTAAAAGAGTACTTTCCTTATAAAGTAATTCACATCGACCATTGCGAAGCAGATGACGTAATTGGAACAGTACTACATAAATATGGTACTGAACTAAATATTGGCGCTGAACAATTTCTTGTTCTGTCTGGCGACCACGATTTTAAACAATTGCACAAATACGCAAATGTAAAACAATACGATCCTGTTCGTAAAAAATGGATCCAAAATTCTGATCCTGATAAATATTTACGAGAACACATATTAAAAGGAGACGTCGGGGACGGAGTGCCAAACATTCTTTCTGCTGATAATTGTATAGTAGTTGGCGAACGCCAAAAGCCGATGACAGCAAAAAGAATTGCAAACTTTACTGAAAATCCTGATTCGATGGATTCTCAAACAAAGGCCCGTTTTGACCGCAATACTCTTATGATTGATCTTTGTCAAGTTCCTCAAAAATATCAAGATATAATTCTTTCTGAATACGCTATTAAAAAAGAATTTGGAAGATCTAAACTATTTAACTATTTCGTACAAAAGAAATTGAAAAACTTAATCACGGACATACAGGATTTTTAATGTTACTATCATTATCTGAAATTATTAATAAAGCATGTGAACTTAACTCAAAAGAGGAAAAGGTAGCATGGCTTCAACAAAACGATACCGCTCCCCTACGAACAATTCTTAAAAACACGTATGATAAAGGTGTTGAATTTCTAATTCCTAACGTTCCACCCCCTTGGAAAAAGAATGGGTATTTTGACGTTGAAGGAATGCTATTCAAAGAAGCTCGGCGTTTGCGTATTTTCATCAAAGGTGGTGGTTATGATAACCTAAACCAAGCAAAAAGAGAAAATCTTTTTATTAGTCTATTACAAGACATTGACGATAGAGACGCAGATCTCCTATGTAATATGATTGCACAAAAACCTATTAAAGGATTGCCAAAAGCAACAGTGATTGAAGCATTCCCAGACCTAATTTCAACAGAAGTAAAAGAGAAAGAAAATGGCTAAGTCGTTTAAAAAATTTAGAGAAGATTACGATGAATGGGATGATGATAACGAAGATCACGAACGCAAAAAGCAAAAAATGAACATCCAAAACCAACGTCGTAAAAAAGCGCAGGAAAGATCTTCTATTTTTGATGAAAACGAAAAACCATAATTCTTTTTCATATTAACTATTGACATTTGAGTAGTACTAGTGTATATTGATTCTATAGGGTAAAACAAAAGGAATCAGTCTTATGGGTACTTCATCAATGATCGCAAACTATAACGAAGACGGCACAGTTACAGCAACGTATTGCCATTACGATGGTTATCTTGCATATAACGGCCGTCTTCTTTTTGATTCATATAACACTCCTGAAAAGGCAAAAGCTGTTGCGAATGCTGGTTATATCTCGAGTTTGAAAAAAGATCTACAAACATCCTTAGATGAGTCAGTTCACTCAAATCAAGATCCAATAACATATAGCTCTATCGAAGATTTTTTAGCCGAAGGTCGAGAATTTTCCATGGCGGATTATCTTTATCTTTTTGACGGCGGCGCGTGGTTTTATGCTGCAGCTAACGGTAATAAAAAATTGCTAATGGAAGAAGTTGAACTTAATTTGAAAGAAATGGCATAAATTTGAAATTAAATCAAATTAACTATTGACATTCTCTTTAGAATCAGATAGATTGTATATATCAAATGGAAAAGGAATAACACAATGACAAAGACAATCACAAAATTCGACAAACCAACACTTCGCAACCTTCGTACTGAAATGCAAGCATTGCTTGAGTCATATGGTGTTAAAACTAATTTGGATATCACGGTAGGAAACATGAGTTTCTCAGATGCTGAAGTCAATATTAAAATCCAAGTAAAAGTAAAAGGTGCAGTTACTATGACTGACAGAATTCTTCAAATGGAAGTTGATCGTCTTGGTCTAGTAACAGTCAATAAAGCAGGAGATAAACTTGTAGAGTATAAAACGCGTGCTCAAAAATACTCATTCGTATATGAGTCTCGTGGAAAAATGTATAAGACCGACGAACGTGGTGTTCAAGCCCGGTTCGCGGCATAAGTTAAGAAAGAATATAATATGAAATTGAATGAAAAACTAATCCTCGTAGATTGCGACGGTGTATTGCTTGATTGGCAATATTCCTTTTATAAATGGATGGAAGCACGGGGTCATACTCCGCTTTCGTACGATGAATATGATATGGGTAAAGTATTTAATATGCCTTATTCTGAAGCAAAACAAATGTGTGAATATTTTAATACATCGGCAGCAATTGGATGGCTAACTCCATTCCGTGATGCTGTTAAATACGTACGCAAACTTCACGAAGATCACGGCTATGTTTTCCACTGCATTACATCGCTGTCAACAGACAAATATGCTGGTAAACTTCGTAAGAAAAACCTTGAAGCTATTTTTGGTAAAAAAGTTTTTGAAGAGGTTATTTGTCTAGAATGCGGTGGAGACAAGGATGAAGCCTTGCTACCATATAAAGATACCGGCTGTGCATGGATCGAAGATAAAGAGTCTAACGCAGACCTCGGTTTAGAACTTGGTTTAAATTCGATGCTTATTGAACATGGTCATAATAAAAATTATGCTGGTGAAGCAATAAAAGTTGCAAATTGGAAAGAAATATACGATCTTATTGTATAAATAAAGGTAATACAGATTAGTTATATTATGCTAAGGCGGTTCTGTATGGATCGCCTTTTTTTTATTTATTAAAGGAGACTTAATGCCTCATTATAGTTTTGAAAACAAAGAAACAAATGAACAATTTGATAAGATTATGAGCATGTCCGAACGCGAGACATATCTAATAGAAAACCCCACCATAAAACAAATATTCAAGAGATTTCCGGGAATCGTTGACTCGGTACGCATTGGTGTCCGTAGACCTGATGATAATTTTCGTGATGTATTACAAAAAGCAAAAGTTCATAAAGATAACACAATAAACATACGATAGGAAATGAAATATTTTCCTAATTCGTAAGGAGGTTTCATGGCAACACAGCAGCGTAGATTATCTAAAAGAGAAAAGCGTAGACAGGAAAGAGAAATGGATCATATAGTTGGTATTTTAAACCAAAAGTTTTCAATGCGAAAGATCAGTCCATTAACTCCAACACAAAGCGATTTATTTCAATCTTATAAACAAGGATACAATCTCGCAGCCATCGGAACAGCAGGTACAGGAAAAACAATGTGTGCTACATACTTAGCACTCAAAGATGTACTAGAGAAAGGAGAGTATGAAAAGGTCGTCATAGTTAGATCTGCAGTTCAGACGCGCGAGCAGGGGTTTGTACCCGGCACACTAGAACAAAAGGAAGCAATATTTGAAGCTCCTTATGTTGACATAGTTAACGATTTATTTAAAAGAAAAGACGCTTATCAAATACTTAAAATGAAAGGAATGATTAAATTCACAACTTCTTCAAATATTAGAGGCCTTACATTTGATAACTCAATCATAATTGTTGATGAATGTCAATCCATGAATTATCACGAACTCGATACTATTATTACACGGGTTGGTGAATCGTCAAAAATTGTATTCTGCGGTGATACAGCACAGGACGATTTAGCTACTTCTAAAAATAGAGCTGATAATTCAGGACTGCACGACTTTTTAAAAGTTCTTAATCAAATCACGTCTTTTAACGTTATAAATTTTGGAGTAGACGATATTGTTCGCTCCGGGCTTGTAAAAGAATATATAATTGCAAAAGAAAAAATATTAGAAGCTGCTTAAATACTGATTAGCGCCTCTTTATAAATAAAAGTAAAAGAGGCGCTAATATTATGAGTGGAAAAGCAATAGTAAGAGATAGAATAGATCGTCATTATGGCCACGCATCTCCAACACCAAACCCATTTCATCAAACACCATACAATTCAACAAAACAATCCAAGGTGTTTGTTGAAACACGCAAAGCAATCGTAAAAGGTGACAAGACCGCGTGTGGAGATCCAGCTGTAGGCGCATCTACAAAGGTTTTTGCGCAAGGGATTGGCGTGCACAGAAAATTAGATACTACAGAGGGTCATGGTACTTGGGTTGCAAACGCCGCCAGTTCAGGATCTGGCAAAGTTTTTGCAGGTTGATGATTAATGAGTACTAAACCAAATTACAGAGATTTACTTGCCCAAATTGCGGCAGAAACAGACCCTGTTGAAAAACAGCGCCTGATTGAACTCTGTTTTCAATTTGTTTTTGACGATATAACTGATGAAGACAAAATAGCCTTTTCGTATGTTAACGACGATTATGTAGTACCAAACCCAGGTTATCAACCATATGGACCGGGAACGGTAGGTCTTTTTGCAGCCTACGTCGGCCTGTATTACAGTGACGAAGGAGAAACTACATAATGGCTGTTGTAACGCTAAGACGCAATAAAGGTTTCGCTTTAACGTTTGACGAATTAGATGACAACTTTGCAGCTCTCTCCGGAGGGTTACTTTCTCTTGGTTTAACAATTTCTGACACTGCACCCGCAAATCCGACTGACGGCGAATTGTGGTTGGATACAGGGATAACAAATAGAACGTTTACTTGGTACGCAAATATATCCGCGTGGGTTGATATTTCTCCTGGCAATAAAACAACAGTTTCAGGGACAGAACCTGCTACAAAGAATACTGGCGACGCCTGGTTTGATACTTCAAGTGGCGGCATTGGTTCTTTAGTAATATGGAATGGAAACGCGTGGCTTGAGGTAATTGGGGCAGGTGGTGGAGGGGGAGGCGGCGCCAGCAGCGTCACTAGGACTGTTCAAACAGGCAGTATTCGCCATGATTCATCTATAACCTTTGCGGATGTACAAGTGGGTGACCAGCTAATAATCACCAGTATTGGTACTGGCACATTAGACCTTCGGTCAACAATTAACAGCACACCTTCAGGCTCTTCGTACACAGATGATACTATCATTGATGTGACTATAGCAGGCTCATATCTCTTCTTCATACCCGACTTCTTATCAACTCAAAGTAATCAGGTAATTATTTCACAGACAAGGAGTACATAATAATGGCATTCCCAACAAATCCAGTTAACGGCGATACATATGTTGTTGGCTCTATTGTATTTACTTATAATGCCGCTACGAATGTATGGGTTAGATCCACTAGCGCAGTAACTGCGCAAGGTACTCAAGGTACTGGCGGCGCTCAAGGATTTCAAGGTACTGATGGCCGTGGTTTTGACGGATTTCAAGGAACACAAGGAGAAACCGGCGAAGGTATCCAGGGTTTACAGGGCCGGCGAGGTATCCAAGGTATCCAAGGATTTCAAGGTGTACAGGGCATTCAGGGAAACCAAGGAATGCAAGGAATGCAAGGCATTCAGGGACTTCAAGGAAATCAAGGTGTCCAAGGTATGCAGGGCATCCAAGGAGTACAAGGATTCCAAGGCATTCAAGGAGACCAAGGAGTACAAGGTACTGGGGGTCTAGGATCTCAAGGATTCCAAGGTACTACTGGTGAACAAGGTGTCCAAGGTAGAGCTGGATATGGTAACCAAGGACTACAAGGTATCCAAGGATATACTGGCGACCAAGGTATTCAAGGAACCCAAGGTTCTCAAGGAAACCAAGGCTTTCAAGGTATACAAGGATATCTAGGTATACAAGGCGACCAGGGCGTTCAAGGTGTACAAGGTATTGCAGTTCAAGGTACTACTGGTGCTGGGTTTCAAGGTACTGTTGGGCAACAGGGCCTCCAAGGCGTACAAGGTATGCAAGGATTCCAAGGTATTCAAGGTACTCAAGGTGTACAAGGTCTTATGGGAGAGCAAGGCCTCCAAGGAGATCAGGGACTTCAAGGCGCGTTTGGCCCCGCTTTAAACATTATTGGTGCAGTAAGCGATGTTAACGCAAATCCGCCAAACGACCCAAATACATTATTAAACGCAGGATTTCCGTCAGCAGGAGTTGGTGAGACTGTTATAGATGAAGCTTCAAACGATTTGTGGGCATATACTGGCGGTAGCGTTTGGATAAATGTTGGACCAATAAGAGGCGTTCAAGGTTTTCAAGGGATACAAGGGGCGGCTATCCAAGGCATACAAGGTATGCAAGGTACACAAGCGGCGCAAGGTTCGCAAGGTGTCCAAGGAAATCTCGGAACACAAGGTACGCAGGGTACACAAGGCATCCAAGGTATGCAGGGCATGCAGGGTATGCAAGGGTTCCAAGGAATTCAAGGAGAGCAAGGTGTACAAGGTGCTATTGGTATTGGTACACAGGGTATTCAAGGTCGCCAAGGTATTCAAGGTTTTGACGGTATTCAAGGTATCCAAGGCGAGCAAGGTATTCAGGGCCTTCAAGGTGGGCAAGGTATGCAAGGCTTCCAAGGTATGCAAGGCATACAAGGAACGCAGGGTATACAAGGCGGTGGCGGCCAGCAAGGATTACAAGGAAGCCAAGGATTACAAGGCTTCCAAGGTATTCAAGGTAAAACTGGAGATCCATTTAGAATACTTGGATCTATTGAAGACGTTAATGTTAATTTCCCAGCACGTACTCCTGAAGAAATAATAAGAGAAGCCTTTGGGCCTACGTTAGATGGTCAGCCGCCGACAGAAAGGCCAGCTATTGCAAGCCCAGATTTGTCTGACGGCATAATCGATGAAGAACTAAATGAATTTTGGCTGTGGAACGGTACTGAATGGATTAACACTGGTAATATTGTCGGGCCGCTAGGTATTCAAGGTATTCAAGGTCGCCAAGGTATTCAAGGTATTCAAGGTCGCCAAGGTATTCAAGGTGTACAAGGTATTCAAGGTGTACAAGGTATCCAGGGTCCGGTTGGACAGGGTCTTCAAGGTAGTCAGGCTTCACAAGGTATCATAGGAAATCGTGGTTTCCAAGGATTTCAAGGTATTCAAGGTCGCCAAGGTTCTCAAGGTACTCAAGGCATGCAGGGTATCCAAGGTGTACAAGGTGTACAAGGTAACACAGGTAACCCGTTTAGAATACTTGGAACTATAGCAGACGTAAATCAGGCTCCTACATTTGACCCACAAGTAATATTGGAAACAGCCTTCCCAGATGCTGTACCAGGTGATGCGGTTATAGATGAATTGGAAAACGACCTGTGGACGTTTACTCCTGACGATGGTGGAGAATGGATAAACGTAGGAAATATCGTTGGTCCTCAGGGTATTCAAGGTATTCAAGGTATCCAAGGCATGCAAGGTATGCAAGGTATTCAAGGCGAACAAGGCACGCAAGGCAGCCAAGGTGTTCAAGGCTCGTACGGTCGGCAAGGTATTCAAGGTACTGGTAATGCTGGTTTCCAAGGTATTACTGGTGACCAAGGTGTACAAGGTATTCAGGGTTTACGTGGCCCTGGGCAAGGTGTGCAAGGTATTCAGGGCGAACAAGGTATTCAAGGCATACAGGGAACGCTAGGTATTCAAGGTCGCCAAGGTATTCAAGGTCGTCAAGGATTACAAGGTATTCAGGGTCGCCAAGGTATTCAAGGTATGCAAGGCGAGCAAGGTATTCAGGGTGTGCAGGGTATGCAGGGTACTCAAGGTCGCCAGGGTATTCAGGGTCGCCAAGGTATTCAAGGTGTACAAGGTATCCAGGGTATTCAAGGACTACAGGGTATTCAGGGCATTCAGGGACTTCAAGGAAATCAAGGTGTCCAAGGTATGCAGGGCATCCAAGGAGTACAAGGATTCCAAGGCATTCAGGGTCGCCTAGGCGAGCAAGGTACTCAAGGTAAGACCGGGGCTGGTACTCAAGGTGCCCAAGGTCGCCAAGGTATACGAGGTGATACTGGCTTACAGGGTATTTATGGAGTTCAAGGTTCTCAAGGTACTCAGGGTTCTCAAGGGAATCAGGGATTTCAGGGATTTCAAGGATTTCAAGGATTTCAAGGATTTCAGGGTTTCCAAGGATTGGTTGGCCATGGCCTTCAAGGACAGGCAGGGTCGACGCAGGGTACCCAGGGCTCTATAGGACCGGGCGGTGGGACAACATTACCGATAGGTCAAGAAGGTGAAGTACTCTATAATACTCAGGATGATACAAATAACGCAGCGTTTGATGATCTTGTAAATATAGAACCTATTATTGTAACGAGTGAAAGCGAAGCTGCAGCCTATTTTACCGAACCCGGCCCATCGGCACCGACGCCACAGGAGATCTTTAACAATTGGTATAGGTTTTCACACAATTCAGGAACAAATTATCCAGCAAACGCGGCTGAAACTGCTTCGTCGCAATGGCAGTTTGATGCCGGAACACAAGAAATCGTTGGGGTAACCAACACGGGCACTGCTGTTGGCTTTGTTTCGGATCTTGAGTATTCATACTATACCTTATCATACACTTTAAGAAGTGGCCAGTACGACAACGATACGATTGGTGTTGTTCTTGCGTATATAACAGAAGGAACTTTTGGGCAGGCAGGTTATAGAGAACACACACTAACAGCATTTAGAACTGGCGGCGGTACTCAAGGAGCGCGTACATGGGGTGTTTCATATAATATTCTGCAAAGCGATGAGCAGATTATTGCCGACGGATCTCCTGCGGTGCCAACGACCGGTGTTTGGCATTCACTTGGATCTACGATCGTTGACGTAGATAGGCAAGGCGATATAATAACTGTAAAAACTTCTCCATTTGGTAGTGCATTATTGAGCCAAGCTTCAACTCTTACCATTGATCTAACTAGCAATCCAGTTCTCGAAAAGTTTAGAGGTCCAAAAGCTTACGGTTACATGGCTCATAGTCAAGGGGATGCGAGATTTAAAGGTGATTTTAGCGGTGTTTCATCCACAGACAATGTTGTTTATGATGTTGTATCTGGTAAAGTTTACGGCTCACAAGTAACCCTGCCGTATTATAAAGAGTTAGTAGGAGCTGCGTCGTTTAATGACATTACAGAACCAGGCCGTTTCTATAACAACCCAGATAACAAGATTACTACCTGGAGATCTTCCTTTGATGAGAATAATTATCTAATAGGGGGCAGTGGAAGTGGAGGTACACAGGGTACACAAGGAACTACCGGGGCAGGCAGCATTGATTGTGTAGATTGCTACTATGATGAACCAACAGATACAACTAATAGTGTGGCGTTTCACTCAAAACAATCCATGTATTTGTTTATTGATGATAACAATAATGTGGGTGAAGATTCGAATTACTTTGGCTTCTATAATGACTTAGATCCTTATACTGACACGGTGAATAGGGATAATACAATCTTTAGGATAGATCAAGACGGGTCTGTTAGAACAACGAATGCGATATACGCAACAACGAGCGGTATTAAGTTTCCTGTTGATGCGTATGGGGGGTCGGGTGATACCGCAATGATTGATTTAAGAACAGGTGGCGGAGAAGCTACTCAACTTACTCTTCAAGTGACAAACGACGCGGATGACGAAATACATTTTAGAGCTCCAACGGATAATGGTGTAAAAGTTAATGGATACACTGTATGGCACGAGGGAAATCATGACTGTAGTGGCGGCGGCGGCACTGGCCTTGCTTCAAGAGCCAATTTAACAACAACGACATCTTCATTAGCAAATGATGTAAGTGAAAACGTTGACTTAACTGGCTATAAAGGATATGTGGTCTACACAATCACAACTGACCGGGCAGCTTGGGTTAGATTATATATCAATGCGGCGAGCAGAACGGCCGATGCAAGTAGAAACGAGCTTACAGACCCAGATCCAGATGCAGGCGTAATCCTAGAAGTTATAACAAATGGCGCTGAAACCGTTGTCATTTCACCGGGTGTATTTGGATATAATGGAGAAGCTCCAGCAACAACAACTATACCAATGAGAGTAACAAATAAATCAGGATCAACTAGCACAGTGCAGGTAGCAGTTACTGCGCTTCAATTAGAGGCATAACAAATGTTAAGAGAATGGATCGTTACTCTTTATAATCGTGAAGATCTGGACGATTTTTACGAAGATATGCAAACGCCAGGTGGAAATTTATATATTCCAGACAGAGCTGTTGATGTTGCCAAGCAAAGACCTATAAGCAGAAATACTCACTACATGTTAACTGACGAAGAAGCAGAAACGATACGCCAAGACGAAAGAGTTTGGGGAGTTGAACTCCTTGAGCTTTTAGAACTATCAACTCGGCCGGCTGGATATAAAATTGAAAATGGTTTGTTTGCTAAAGATTGGGGTGCAGGTGGGCCACCATACACTTCTGATACTGATATAAACTGGGGATTTTTAAGACAAACCGAATCTTCAAACAGATCTAACTGGGGAGATAACGGTACGTCAGTAATAACAGATGATGTAACAATAACCGCGTCTGGGAGGAATGTTGATGTAGTTATTTTTGATGGGCACATAGATCCAAATCACCCAGAATTTGCTGCCAACTCAGATGGCTCTGGCGGATCGAGAATTAATCAATATAACTGGTTTCAAAATAACATAGGATTTGGAACTGGCACATACACTTATACACCGTATGTTGATTCTAGTAACGCTGGAAGAACTAGCGATAATGATCATGGTGTTCACGTGGGCGGAACCGTAGCGGGGAATACTCAAGGTTGGGCTCGAGACGCCAATATATACAATATAAGTATATATGGAACAAATCCAAGTTTTGGTACTCTTGGTCTAGACTCTTCAACTTATTGGGATTACGTAAGAGCTTGGCATAATAATAAACCAATTAATCCAGTGACTGGAAGGAAAAATCCTACTGTTACAAATCATAGTTACGGGTCAGCAATTACATACAATACCGGTTCTTTTGGGGCGGTGACTTCAGCAACTTTTCGTGGTGTAACGTACTCACCAGGAAGAGCACTAACCGTCGCAGAGCTGCAAGCGCGAGGTTTCTTTACAAATGACACTTCACCCGGACCGATCCCATATTATTCTACATCAAGAACTTCAGATTTCGAAGATGCAATAAACGATGGCATAATTACGATGTCGGCCGCTGGCAATGAATCATGGAAAATAGTTAATTCATCAGACCAAGATTATAATAATTCGTTTCTTGCAGCATTTAACGGAAGTACTTTTTCATGGTGGTTACATCGTGGAAACGGTGGCGGTGCTGGCATCGCTCTTAATATAACTGTTGGCGCCGTTGGAATTAATAAAGAAGATTATAAAGGTAATTTTAGTAATTGTGGTAGCCAAGTAGATATATTTGCCGCAGGTACTGCAATACAGAGTTCCCTTCATACCGCTTCCGGTACTGCCGGATCATCTGTCTATGACGCAAGAAACAATGCTTACTACCTTGGAAAGTACCAAGGAACTAGTATGGCTACTCCTCAAGTGTGTGGCATGCTTGCATGCCTTGCTGAGCATTGGCCCAATATGACTCAGACAGAATCAATTCAGTGGCTCGTAGATTTTTGTAACGAAAATCAAATGGGTGATACAGGCGAAGACGATCCCATGGAAGTTTTAAGTCTTCAAGGGGCGCCAAACAAGTTTGCTAGATGGGCAAATCAAAGACCGATAAATGGGGGAACGTTTCCAACAAGAAACTTTAGGCCGCGAACGGTTGATGGAGATCCTGTTTATTATGGAAGAAGAGTTTATCCGCGACCAAGGATACGACGAAGAGGTTAAAAACTATTGACATTTTTTTAATATTAGTATATATTGGAACTAGTATTAAAGGAATCAAAAATGTTTAATCATGTAGAGCACGGATTAGTGCTCCCAAAACTCACTCGCAAAACTAGTGAAACAGGCCGTAAGTATTTTACACCTGACGGTAATGCATATCCATCTATCACAACGGTATTAGGTATATTAAGCAAAGAAGGAATTCTAGCTTGGCGGGCCCGCGTTGGCGAAGAAGAAGCAAACAAAATTTCTCGTCAGGCCGCTGGGCGAGGAACAGCTGTTCACACACTAGCAGAAGATTACCTAAACAATAAAGAAGATTGGAAAGGCAAACACATGCCTGCCAACTTAAATACGTTTAATGACTTACGAAAAATAATGGATGGACGTATAGATAACGTATGGATGCAAGAAGAATTCCTTTATAGTGATAAACTAAAATGTGCAGGACAGGTAGATTGTATTGCAGAATATGACAATGAATTATCAATTATAGATTTTAAGACATCTCGAAAACCAAAGAAAGAAGAATGGATTCAGTCATACTTCATTCAAGCCTCGTTTTACGCGGCGGCTTTTCTCGAGCGCACCGGAATTCCAATCAAACAGGCCGTGATCCTAATCGCGGTTGACGGATCAGAATCGCAAGTATTCAAAATTAATACGTTTGACTATCTTAAGCACTTTCTTGCGGTCCGTAAAAAATACAAAGAAATAAAAGGAGTTTGAGGTAATTAACTATTGACATTTTGTTTAGAATCAGTTATATTGATATTAACAAATGAAAAGGAATAGATTATGACAAAGTTCAACAAAGCAGACTTCAACTTCCACGGTGGATACCTTACATACACAGGAGAGTACTATGGTCGTCCAGTATATGAAGATGGTCCTAATGTTCACCCAACTCGTGTAGGAAAAGGTAAAGATCTTTTCATCGCTCGCTTCAAGCACAAGGGTCCGATCACTAAAGCAAAATTTCTTAAAG